TCCCTTACATCCTTATACTTAGATACATTACTAACCCCGTATTTTTTCATATTGGTGCTAACCGTTCGTTCTCTTCTTAGTGATTTTTTACACCCCTCACTACCACAAATACATTTATAACCTCGTTTGTAATTTATAAACGTTGCTTCGTTGTTGCAAAACAAGCATATTTTTATAGGATTAAATAGATTATAGCATTCCTTTTCTGAAACTTGAGATTTATGTAAAAATTTCAAAGATACCAACCCCAATTTAGTTATGTTCTTTAATACTAATTCAGGTGAAAATATTTCTACTGCTATTTGTTTAATTTTTCGTTTATCACTACATTCTTTAGTACATCTAAATCCAGACTTAAACCCGGAATATTTTAATATACTTCCACAATGATTACATATATTACTTGTATTATGATATTCTTTATATATTTCTTCATTAGATCTACCATCAATTGTTAAATATTGTATTAACCGTTGAGACGATATCTTATGTTCATAGAATAAATCTATCATCTCTTTAATATTTGAATCCATTTCAAATCTCCCCAGATTTAATTGAATTATTTATAACCTACGCGGCTATTAATTCTGATAAGGCTATAATGTTTGACGAACTTGCCATATCTAAAAGTGTTTTTTGACCCCAGAATACAATTCCTTGACCAGCAAAAGAAACAATTGGATTTAATCCGTTTTTATATAGGATGTCTCTTTGACCATTATTAGGATTAAATGCAAGTTTAGTAACATCTTTCAATATACCTCTTTGTAAACCGGCTGATGCCCACCATGATGCTCTATTTGTATTTGTTTGTGCTCTTAGACCAGCAGCTGAACCAGCAGCGTTAACCCAAACGTACTTATCTAAGTACTTATTATACATATAGAAGTAGTTAGCACAAGATACACAGAACATACTATTATAGTTTAAAGCACCTGTTTGTCTCCAAGCTACTAAGTTGCTAACAACTTGAGCTGCTTTTAAACCAACACAATCACCATAGGTAGCACCAATAAAACAAATACAATCTAATCTTGTTTCTACTAGAGCTTTAGCACTTAAACCACCATCTAATTCGTTTGCTATAACAATGTCCACGTCTACTTCTTCTTTATTATCCCAAACATTATAACCATTAATCAAGTCATCCATACCGATAGGTGAATCAGTACCGTTTACTAGTTTAATAACATTGCTGTTAGAGAACAAGTAAGACTGGATAACAGTATCATTATCAATGTTATCTTTAGCAAATAAGTAAGCACTTTTTGTATTGATAACAGTTTCAACATATTTAGACTTGTTGTTTTGATCTTTTGCATTTGGATCAAAAGATACAGTAAATACCTCTTGGATAACATCGTTATGTCTTACAACAATACCAACATCAGACCCAGTTGGGAAATACTCAAACAAATCATCTAATGAAATACCATCAAATGCTTGTTTTTTCATCCTAAAATCACCAGCCTTAGCGATAACTACTTCAATATCATTACCCCAAGCACCCGGATTCTTAGCGATTAACTTTAATTTAGAACTCATTGAATTCATCGCTATAGATGTCTCTAATGATTCATAATCATTGTAATTATGAATTGGAATCATTGTACTTAAATAATCATCGTTATCGACTGCAGTTGCTCCCTGTGATACAGCATCAAATACAGAGTTAATAGTTCTTACGATGCTATAAACTTTATCATCTTCACCCATATCTGCTGTAGCAGCTCTATCAAGAGTAATCGTTGTGCTACCTACTATTGATACTACTTTATATAACTCTCTTGATACACCAGAAGCACCACCAAAAGTAATTGTATCTTCTACTTTTACTAAAGATGAATCGTTAACATGCACTGTATTTGTAGATACATCAGCTGTTAAAGATAACCCTGAAATTTCTACTGTACTAGCATTAGTATTAGCAGCTCTTGATACGAAAAGTTTATCCCCGTATTTCAAGAAAGTACTAGCTTGCATCCAGTCATTATAGTTAGTTTTAGTTGGCTTACCATAATAAGTTACTAGATCATCCTCATTGGTGATCAACATATATACTCCCACTGGACCTTGTTTAAAATCACCTGAAAAACAAGCGATAGCATTAGATACCGATGGTGCAATTTGTGATGCGTCAATCTCTATAATTTCACGTTGTGTTCAATCCAAGTTCGTTATTCTTGAATCTGAGCTTTTAACTCAACTATATATTACTATATAGACCAGACTATATCTTCATCCCTAAGGATGTCCACCACTTCCACCCACTTGGGTGTACTCCATTTCTGGATAGTCGTTGAACGTTCTAACATTTATTCCAAGGAATTCTTTTATCAAGTTGCTCATGTGTTATATTAGGATTTAGTTTACAGTTATCACCATGCCATCTAGTATAGTTTGTTTTCTCGAGTAATTTACCACAATGCTCACATTCCAGGATAGAATTCTTACGCCACTCTACCTGTGAATCAGACATTTTAGATAGGCTTTCATCAGTATGGTTTTTACCATACATAGGATTACCTTCTCCTATACTCCTGTCTGAAGCCTTCTGTTTTACTTCATCTGAACGAGTTTTACCTAGGTTACCTTTCCCTATTTTCTTTCTTGTATCATTTGAAGGTACTCTTCCCACACTGTACTTATTGTTTAGGTTCACAATGCCACATATTCTTCGAGTTTCTTCTGAATGGTGTTGCCCATAAAAACCATTCTTTTCACCCATGTTTAATTTTGACATTTTTTCTATAAACACATTTCTCTCTTCTGGTGAGTAGTACTTGATGGAATTTCCACCTGTACCACCCGCAGCTATATTATAACACATCTCTTGATATACTTCTTTGAATTCCCTGATGGTGATTCTCTCTACTATACTCAATATCTTGGGATTATTTGTTTCAAATAATATCTCCTTTTTAAAATACTCTTTACCGTATTTTAAAATAGCTCTTTTGATAATTTTACCACTACCAATATAATTTTTAGATTTGTCGGTATCTCTCTCAGATTTACCAATATAAACCTTTCCATTTATAATGTTAGTTGTTAAGTAAATATACATAATCACCTTCCGTTAGCTTCGCTGCTGATTGTCCTCAACTTAATGGTCGGAGTTTCCAGCAATTCAATGAATTTTTACCTTTATATTACTATAAAGGAGCGCAAGTTTATTCTCCGTTTACGCCTGGAGAGTATAGTGCCATTTCTGACTCCTTTGTGTTTGATTTGTTACCCTGGTTGATCAAAACCCCTCTTAAGGTTAAGGAACCAAGAGCTCAGATATTGATTATGACCAAACGAATCATACAGTAAACCCCATAAGGGTTTACACATCTAAGCCTTTAACTTTGTATTTATAATTTTACTTTAAGATTTATGGTCCCGCAAATACATTCGGAGAGCCAGTAGCACAAGCCGAACCACAGGCTACAGGATCTCCTATCCTAGCACATTCTAATGTATTTACAAAAACGGTACTAGAACCGTGAGCTAATACGGAGGCATGACAAGATGAACCACAGCAGTGAGTAGCCCAAGCATCCCCTAGTCTATGAACAGGGATTCCATTTACAAATACATTGGGTGATGCTTGTACGTTAGGTCTTGGTGGGAAACAAGCATGACCTGTACATATATCACCTAGTCTATGAACTGCTGGCATCTAAATCAACCTCTTCATTTTGGAATATATTACCATCTTTATCATATGCTACACTCTTCCAGTTTTCACCCTTAAGAGTTCCAATTATTGATAGGTCCCAGTCATTACCGAAGTATCCGTTTGACTTCATATCCTTTAACCATTCAACACCAAACATCTCAGTTAGAAAATTATCTCGTTGTTCACTGTGCTTATTATGGTAAAATTTACTTTGGAACGTTTTCATGTTACTGCTGGGTCCCCACCTTCACATAATGGTCTTCTAACAGCAATCAATTTCATAGGGGTTGATGTTTTATTACATTCAAAATATAATACCTTAAGTGTATCACTTTGATTACCACCTAGAACCCCAACCTTTGGATATCTACCTGAATCTCCATTATAGAATCCAACATGTCCACTTCCACCACCATGACTAAATACTAAGATATCCCCTTTCTTAACATTAGATTTCCATCCGGATTCTGTCTCCCAACCCGAGACAGCTTGACCATATGATGAATAGGCTTGTGATGATGGTGTTGGTTTGTATTTACATTTAGCCCTTTTTAAAGTAGCACTTAAAAAACAAGCACACCATGCTGTTCTATCATTAGTTTTAGGTTGCCCAATTTCTTCCCATAATGCAAGAATATTTTTATTAGCTCCATTTTCTTTCCAGTCACCTGCACCCATACTAGCACTAGCTACATCATACGGGTTAGTACAAGTTGGGGCTGTTGCTGGTGATTCTGGTGGTGGTAATTCTTCAGTCTCGCCTCCTGTTATTTCAGGACCAGGTGCATTTTCAACTGGAGCCCCAGTTTCATCTTGGGCTTGTACTTTAGGGCTAGGGGTTTCTACTAAAGGCTGAGAATAAACTACATTTTTATTGGTTAATGACGGCTCGGCAGCACCTATCGTTACCATAGGTGGGAATGATACTGGTGGTATATCAGGTATACCTGGTGCCCCTACACCCGGATTCAAATGTACATTTGGTGCTTGTAAAGTAATGTCCCCACCAGCATACATTGTTACAGTACCACCTACTTTCCATACTAAGTTACCTGCAATTTCTATAATATTATCAGCCCCGAATTTATCTTGAACCTTCCCATCAACGATTGTGGTTTTGGTTCCATTGATATGCTCTATTAGGTTTTGTTTAATATTTCTCTGTACTGATTGTTCTATAACTTCATTAAGATTTTCTTCTATGTACCTTTTTACGGTTTTTTTAATATGTTCATTTACGTTAGAAGAGTGCATATAAAATGATGTTGAATCTGTATTCGTACATTTCTGTACAAAGGTACCATCTGGTCTGATTTCTAAATAACTCCCAGTCCTATGATATATTCTGATTCTTTCATTATTTGGGGTATCATCAATTTCTACTACGTGACCTGTTTTAGTCTCCATTACTGCTGTATTTGGGTATATACTAGAGCCGTTTAAACTAACAGGTTCCCTCATCCTAGCATCAGCCCCACATACACTATCAGTTGTCCCAACAAAATCTAAAGTATCATTTATTTTCTGATGGATAGTTTTACTAAGGTTTTCTACACGTTGAAGCCTATTCTGATCTTCTTCATTTAACCTATCTTCTAAAGGAAATACCCCATCAGGATCATTAAACCCCAGTGAAGTATCAGCTTTTTTAGCAGGTTTCCCTGATATAGCTCCTATAATAATAGGCATATTAGGATTATCATGGTCTAAGATACAGTATACCCAAGTACCCTTGTTAGGTATGCTAGTAAAACCAATACCAGTATTAAACCCAAAAGCTGTACTTTGGAGTACCTCGGCCCATGGTAGGTGTTCAGTTTTTACTTCTTCTTTTGATTCTGGGTGAATACTATATACTCGGACTTGTACTCTACCATCTTTTAATGGGGAATTGTTATTTTCTATAACACCACGATATAATATAAATTTATCCATTTAATATTTTCCCTTCATTAACACGTCTTATATCCATCTTTTGTATAAATCTATTACCACTAGCTATCTTATCATATATCCTAAGTATTTCATATTTACCCGATAATTTCATATCACCTTTGTTTAATGTTTCTTTAGAGTTGATATTACCAGATAATTGAACTATAATAGGTTTGTTCAGTAAATTATACTTGATGTTACCAGGGACAACTATAGCTAACATGGTATTATTTTTATACTCTAAGTGTCTATACTTTGTATCATCTACTAAATATTCCTTAGTTACATATTTAACTCCGTTTGTTATCTGAGAGTTTTTAAATACACCCCCAGTATTAAAATCTTCACCATAATCAGATAAAGATTTATCATATTTAGTCATACTTTTTGTAGTTTTATCATAACTAAGGAATACTGTTTTGGGTAGTTTGGAGTTTGTTTTATTAATATCATTATGTATTAGTTGGTATTCAATTATAACAAAACCATAATATTCAGGGGCTCCTACTTGCTTATATACGTATTCAGTTTCTGGTTGGTTTTTATTACCTACTTTTATAAGTTGTTTATCTTGGTAAAAAAATATACCTTCTTTATCAAACTCTCTTGAAATAAATGTTAAAAAATCTTCACTGCTTGGTACTACAAAATTGTTTATTGTTCGTGTATTTTCATAATCAGT